AATCCATTGCAAAAACGAATTACCTAGTTACCTTCTGCCGCATTGCGTGACGTGAACTTCATCTTGTTGGCGTCGTCATCGATTTCACCGATAACCGACTCGATCAGATCTTCATCCATATCCACATAACCAATGCCTTCCATCGTCGGGAAACTCACCCTCTGAAAGCCAGAACCACCGACAGCGGTGACGTTCGGCTTGTAACCGTTCGCCAGCATTGCCCGTGCGAACACGGTCGCCGCAGCTTCCTGGAATTTCGGGTGACTCTCGACAGGCACGAAAGCCGACAACTCTTCCGAGTAGGCAACCTTCTGCGCGTTGCCCTCTGCATCGAGCACAGTGGCCGCAGTAATATGGCCTTCACGCACAGAAATCGCCGTCATCTGGTGGCGATACAAGTCCAAGGCCAATGCCTGCGCTTCTGGAACATTGCTCTCAAAACCTGTCCGCACAGCTTGTTCCATTACGCAGTCTTCATCACGTATCGGTAGGCTGAAGCCCAGGCTGAAAACGCTGCCTGTGCCACCAGAACCACCGGACGCGGAATACGTCGTGATGCAGTTGGTTGTTGAACGCGAACTGATACTCGGAGCAAATGCCGCAACACGATTGCCGCTGGCGTCACTCTGAATGTTGACCGTGTTCGATGCCTTCTGCTTGTTGCCTTGCAACTGACCCTGAATGCCGAGCACTTTGTTGCTGTTGTTATTCTTATTGATCCCAATCTGGCCTTGCGCCTGTCCCTGGTGCGCATTGCCACCATAGGCTTTCGCGTAGCCGTTTCCGCCATAGGCATTCTGGTTCTGCTTGTTGATTCCGATCTGGCCTTGCGCCATCCCTTGCTGCTGTCCCTGGCCCTGGCCCTGAAGTTGGCCCTGAAGTTGGCCCTGGCCTTGAGCTTGGCCTTGGATTTGATTGTCGTCGCAATTGCTGATGCCCGCGCATGGGGAACCGGCTAGCACCGGCCCACTCACGGAGAGAGCAAAGGCAGCGAGAATGCTTGCAAGCAATTTTCTCATTTTCCCCTTCTCCTTATTTCACCTATACCACGAACTGGGGAATCCAATTCGTTACCGGCGAATACTACGCTGCCACCGACTCTGTCGCAAATTGACGACATATTTACACGGTTACTTATTATTTGCACTGTCCCTGCAACACTTCTAGGATTCGACGTTGTATACGGTTCGCTTCGGCCTGATGCACGGCATAGGTGGCAAAAATTTCATTCCTCTTCTTTGCCCCAACCGAAGCGTCGGCCAACGCGTCAGCAATGTTTGCACTTATTCCCCGTTGCTGCACCATATCTTCTTCAAGTAGTGCGACGTATCGACCGCCCACTGTCTGACCAAGATACACGAAGCTGACAATAGCAAGAGCCGCGATGCTCAGCCTTGACCACCACGGCCCATTGCCGATCTCCGTTGGATCCGCCATGTATCAAGATGCAACCGGTGGATTACCGAATGCACCAGCGACCGCGCCAATAATCAACCCCAGTAGGCCGACTACTGCGTACCGTTGCCAGGGCTTCAACGCGCCCCACTTCTCTGCTAACTTACCCATATTTTACCTCCAATGATGGTGGCAGCCATCAAGCTCCTAAATCGTCAACGAGCGCGGGACAGTGCCCCGATAGCTCAAGCCAATCCTGTGCGGCAGTGCGTGCGTCCGCTGCGTCCGCTGCCGTGTTGATGTTCTGTTTCGCCGTCGTGTCTTCGCTTTCGATCAGATCCATCTGATCAGCGTAGTCATCGAAAAATGTATTCATCTCGGCAACGTCATTGATGTTAACACCGCCGCGTCCGTCTTGCTCAAGAATGCGAAACGGATAAGTGAGATTGTTACGATGCAAGCGTAGTCGATTCCAACGTGACTGACTATCGGAATCAAGCGCATAGATATCGTTTGCCGCAGTAGGATGTTCGAAACCGCGACGGATTCGTTTGCGAGTGCATCGGTCAATCACACGTCGATATCGGGCTTTAGCTGTCAGTTCGCTCTCGCCACCTGTAGAGACATCAGTGACCACGAAATCGAATGCATCGAGTAGATCAGCATTCACTTCATCTTTTTCGGCATCAGTCAGATCTTCGTTAAGGGTAATCTGTCGGAATGCCCCATCTATCGTAAACCCCTGCACAGTAAATCCGCGATCAATGAAAAACTGATCTGTGATCTCTGCATCCGCATAGTTAGACTTTCTTACCCTGATATTTGTAGCCATCACCCTGCCCTATACGATCATGTCATGTGTTTGTGCGGCAACCGGTGCTGCTGGTTCTTGTAGTGAAATACCGGCCGACGACCAGTTCCCTGATCCCATACCTGACCAATCCATTGTGACATTCGGCGCTGCGCCATCTTGACGGCTCGCGGCTGATCGAAAATCACCAATCACGTTCACATCTGCTAACTCAGTCTGCCCCGCGCCAACTATTGGATTATTACCATTGTTGTCATGACAGAAATTGTCAAGTACCAATTCTCCGGCCGCCGATGGAACCACTACTGTAGGTGTAGCACTGCTGCCGCTGTTTGCTGCTGAGCCACTGACCGGCGTTGATTGATCAACCGTCTGCCAGGACGTAGCAATCATCGAAACATCCGCATTCGCTATCGACACAACAATGTTCGCCGTCGTAACGGGTGGATTCACCAACGTCCATATCGATGTTCTCCTACCACTACCAGGACTATCGATCTCTTTCGTGAGGCTCTGACCGTCGAACGTCACGGTGTTGTGCGAAGACAAGCCCTCGGTAGAAACCATGACGACCAGAATTAAATTTGCACCAGCCGCTTGCGTATACGACGTGGTCAACACGGTCGTCATGCCGTTGTCGAAATCTGTTGTTGTTGAACCTACCTGTGTTGGCATCAGCCAGTCACTTCAATGAAAATGGTGACTGTCATATTCTGCGGCGTGCCCGAGACGGCTGTCACCACCACGGCAACTTCATCATTATTGGATAACACAATGTCTGACGGATCTGTATCCGTTGGCGTAGTCGTGATCGACATGCCCGTAAAACCAGTAGCGCCGACACCGTTGATTTCGAGATCCGCAGTAACCGATGTACCCGACTGGATTTGATGGCGTGCTTTCACCAAACTCGCAGTCTGACCGGCAGCAAGGGACACAAACATCGGCACAATGAAATCGGTCTGACCGACTGGAACTTTAATTTCGGCACTGATAGCCCACGTATGCGGGATGCGCATCGTAGAGCCGCCACCGCCCGGTGCGCCTTGTGGACCTGTTTTCCCGGTAAGGCGAATCGCGCCCATCATCGTGCGGTTTGCGGCTGCATTGATAACGCCACCAGTATCACTTTCTGTCTTCTGAATCTGAAGTGTCAGAAAATCACCAGCGGTCGCGCTGTAGAGAAACCCGCGAATCAGAACGGCACTGACAGTCTCATCGCCGACCAGTGACGCATCTTCAAGAACGTCGTCGCCGCAAAGCGATCCGGGCAGTGCGCCGCCCGCGTCGTTCACGCGAACGCGCGCCTCGACAAAGGCGTGGAACTCTGCGGAAGCGGTACTGACCTCGGCATCGACTGCATAAAATATCCAATGTAGCCCCGTTTCCTTGAGGTCGATTCGATCCGTCGTAACATTGTGCTCCAGTACGCTGGCGTCGTTCTCCTCATCCGTCGTGTCGAGATCGACATCGACGAATGCAGTTGTAAATAATTGATCGGTCGTACGCCGTGCTTGAACTCCAGGCATATCCGATGGCGTGTCACCAGGGATCGTGATCAGTTTCGTCGTGCCGGTACCAGAAGCAGTTACTCCGGCTCCGGCGAAATTCAGTGTATCCGCTTCAGTAGCAAGCGGAGTGCCTTCGTCCTCGACAGTAATACCGCCACTGCCTCCGGAGACTTGAAGGCTGCCAGAAAAAGCAACGAGATCCCAATCAGGAGAAGCAGTTAACTCGGCGGATTTTATATCGACACCGTAAGCATTGTCGTCCAGGCTCGCGCCGATAGTCGTAACATCTGTGACATTGAATCCATCAACATCAGCGACATTCAACCATTCGTTAGCAAGACTCGGAATGTCAACATTGGACGGTGCGCCGGTATTCTCGCCATGTATATCGCAGCTTCGATTATTTCGGATTGCCTGATCAACGTAATCGAGTGTCACATCGTATTCAACCCACGTTCCTTGATCCGTGGCCGAAACAATCGTGTAGTGCTCGACGCGTCGTGTTGAGCCAGCTTCGTTTATCTCAATCTTGTCACCGGCTCCGAGTGTCGCGAGATCGGCACTACGATCCGTCGAACCAGCATCCGTTTCATTGATCCGAATAGTCGTGAAAAACGAATCGCGAGACCAGTTACCAGAACCAGGGTCAACACCGATGTCATCCGGTATATCCGAATCCCATAAGTGCGTGAACTCTGAAGCGGGCGTTTGCTTCAATTGAAAGGATCGAAGATCGAAGACTTGTCCACTGGTCATTAAGAACGAACCGATATCGACTTCCACCCATCCTTGTACCGAATTATCGATTGAACCGTCGAATAGAATGTTCTCATTCGATGAGTCAGTAACATCGACAAGCTGAAAGAAATACTCGGTATCGGCGTCTGTATTTTCTACCCAGATACGTATTGCTTCCGCAATTACTATCTCGTCAGTGATCGTGAATCTAGCACCAGTGACTCTCAGCGTAGTCTCGCTCGCCGTTACCCACGCAGGAGCATCCTCCAGAGCAAATTCAGGTTCCCCCTCAGTAACAGGCCCAGCACGATCCGTCGTAGTCGTGTTGGCGATCATTGTGAAATCGCCATCACGCACCATCTCATTGAGATTGTAAGTACCTGCCTGCCAAAGATTCCTCCACTTCACACGGTCGGCCGATCCCTCCTTCGGATGGAATATCCAATCGGCTTCTATACCCGAACCGGTGTCTTGGAACTTCGTGTACTGAGTACCATCAGGGCGCAGGAAAAGCGAACCAACCGGGGCATCCGGGGCGTCAACCCACGGATTCCCCGTAATGGCTACAAATAACCCTGCGCTTTCGTTCAGGATTATCCCGGCTTGCGGGACTTCAAAAGCATTATCTGTTTGTGCGCCCATTTACCTTACCGATTAGTAGCTGACCGGGATTCTCCGTGAGAAGACATCCGCTGACGCAGTTGTCGTAACTCGCAACCGCATTGTTTGCGCAACACCAACGCCATCAAGATCAACAGCGAAGCCCAATCCTGAGATGTTCGGCAGGATCTTGAGGCTGGCATACTGCGTCTCATCGATATCAGTAGCATCGACGCCGCCATCAACACCGTCATGTCCAGCGAAGATTTCTCTTGCTGCCATCGAGTCCCCCTGGCGAACTACGACTAACCACTTCACAGCGGTTTCGTCATCTACAAGCACAGAGTCTTGCGTGTTCGTACCGGAGACGGCGAGATTGGTGACGTTAACGATGTCACTAAGGGCACCGGTTGCCGCATCCAGTTCTCCAATCGCAGCTTCCAGATCCGTATTCTGGGTTACAACATTGCTACTGGAGTATGTCGGGGTCTCTGCGCCGAAACCAGACTTGCCGATGAAGTCATGGATGAATCCAAATTCATCGACTGACGCCGCATCGGTCTGGACCCATGCCGTACCGTTGAAGGTGTACGACTTGCCAGCATCCGTGCCTGCCTCGATGAACAGCGTATCGCCGGTCGTGGCTTCGTTGGTGTCCTGACTGTATGTGCCGGTCGTGAAGTCGTAGATGTAGACATTCGGATCGACCGTCAGGGCAGAGAACAGAACACGGTCTTCATCGAAGATAGTAACGCCGTCCTGCGTGTCGTTCGTTGCCGGTGTTGCGGTTGGCAGAGTTGTAACGATGTTCTCACGAACCTTCGCAGGTTCACGGAACGACTTATCTGCGCCGATGAATTGCCACTTTTCCAGGCCCGATCCGGCTTCGTTCTTCTGATACAGATGACCGTTTGCGAAGTCGATGGCAAGTGAACCAACAACAACTACATCTGCATCGCCGCCTGACGGTGGACCATTGGTGCCAATGATTTGTACGCTTTCATCGAGGTTTAGACCCCGGCGTACGTCATGAAAATTAAGTGCCATTGTCGTTTACTCCTAGATCAGAATGGCGTGAATGAGAACTCTCGTATCGAGATCGACTGCTTCGTTGTTGGTCAACTCCAAGTCCAATGTCGTTCCGTTGTCAACAACATCAATATCGAAATCGATCAAGTCCCCTAGAGTCGCGTAGATCGTGTGGTATGCACCAGTCGTAGGCGAATGCACTGCATCAACCTCAAGCCACCGTTTCAAGCTATTCGTATCGTCTATCACCAACACCCTGAAGTTCGCCGCGCACTCATCTGCTAAGGTGAGTGACGCAATGATTTCTGTAGCCGCAGGCGCAATATCGTCTGTGTCCGTTTGCCTAACGCCAGCAGGCCGCCCCGGAGGCCCCTGCGGGCCTTGTTTGCATTCGGCAATGATCTCAACCCGTTCGGGTTCAAGAACAATTTCGAATACGTTTTCTTCGCATTCAATGCAACCAGTAGTCATGGCGTTGTTACCGTTGCTGTATCTCGCGTATGTTCTTTGCTTACCTTGAACTTGCCTTCAAGAAGACGCGTAACGAATCCATCTGGGTAAAGCGGGGGATTGTCTGGCGCGATCATTTCAAGATCGTAGCCGGAGGGATCCCAATCAAACGTCTCCGTTGTTCCCGGTTGTATCGTCAGACGGATCTCGCCACCAGTTGTACCGAGACGGATTCCGTTATCGTCTGCGTCGATCACAGTCGTCATTTCGAATAGCACGACGCTACTGTTCTCGTCGGCGAAGTCGTCACGTATCTGTAGCCGCGCTTCGTACCCTGTTATATCGACGGGTTGACGCGTGCTCAGTACTGTATCTCCAATGACGTACGCTGTGTTGGCTAACCACTCCGCAATTGCGTCGTCGCCTTCTTTATCTTCTTCCTCGGCGAGTCTGGTGTTCTCCCACGTTATGGTGTTGTCCACGACAGTATCGCCGACATCGGGCGGCCAATCTGGAGCAGTCCCACCAGAGTCTCCTGCAACAGTGGCAGTGAAGACACTTGTTGGGTTAATCCAAACGAGCAGCTTGTCGAAAGTGGCACCTTGGATAAGATCCCAATCTTTCTTGGCTACACAGTCTTTCGATGAGGACACGCTACTTCTCCTAATTTGCAATCGTGTTCAAAGATACACGACCTTATACTGATTGTTGCGCTCGATGGTGTGCGTGAACGGATCGTAGGTGCACGATATGTCGTCGCCATAGTCTCTGTCCTGCAACCAAAATTCTATACCGACTGTCGGTGATCGTTCGTTCAACGTTGCTTTAGTCGGCTCCTCGGCGTCAGGACCGAACACACCAAACTGCTGCCATGGAAAATCGTTCGGCTCCAGTACACTATCGTATTGAACGTCTTGACCAATCCCCGGATGCCTCTTTCTGCCCACGACTAGCGGACCTACGAGCTTTGGGCTGTAGATCGTAGTAAGAATGGCGGGTACTGGATCGCCTTCATCTTTTTGCCTTTGTGTTCTTTGTGGACGAAAATCAAATTGATCATCGGTGACGGGAGTGATCGGCTCCAGGACTACAGTGCCACCGACCAAACTCGTCAGATGTGGTCCAGGAAACGCACGGATATCAGGATTGAAAGCTCGCCTAAAAGCAACCAGGAACGCGTCCATATACGTATTATCAATGAACTGAAAGGTCAGGCCGCTACAAAAATCATTATTCCGTCCATTCGGCCCCCAGTCTGCTTTTTGAAAAGATCCTACCGGGAAATCCGTATTGCCATCATCAAACTTACTGAAGGTCTCGTTGATTTCACCATACAACTCGGCTTCCAAAAAAACTTGTAAAGTCCGACTGCCTGCCGGATCCCAAGTAAGCGGATAGGTAGAAAAGTTTTCTGTCCAGATATCTTCACCGGATGCCGTGGCTTGAGCAAGGATTGTTATCTCATTCCGCTCCGTCCCATCGGTTCTGAAGATATACGTCAGCTTTTCATCGACTGTCGATGGGCCTCGATTTATCTGACCGGAATAGACGCCCACGTCGTCATCCTTCATGCCTAATGGATTATCGGCAAGAGGAAACTCTGTTCTACCAAAACCATTCCAGCAGATATCAATATCGAGATCGCGTTTCGTCTGTTCATAGCGCAAATCGATGGTGTAGTCCCTGATGGAATTGTCATCCTTGAAATTCGCCCAGACATAAACATCCTTGACATGAAAATCGATATCGAGGTTTTCTGCCTTGTGTCCTGTTACCCCTCTGCCTATACCGGGAGGACCAGGAGGAGCACCACTGCCCCCGCGACCAAGATGGTACGCAGGGCCGCCAATACTGTCAGCTAGTGCCACGGGGCACACTGTTGGTTGTGTAATTGTTTCTACCCAAAATGCACTAGGAGGCCGAGTGTCATCAGTAGATGTATGCAGGAGAACGCACGTATAGCGCAAATCATCGCCGCCAGTGCCAGTGTTATCTACTACGACACCTGGACTGAATTCAACGGGCGGCACCCACTCGTCTTGAAAGGTACCAGCCACATTGGCTTTTTCCCAAAAAGTTCTCCAATTCGCGCCCGTTCCAGGTTCCGTAATAGCGGATGATTCATGTGAACGAATAACTTTGAACCGCGCCGTGTTGACATCGAGATCAGCATCGGCTGAGAACGCAGGCTCCGTGTACTCGTGTCGAATGATCCAACCTTCAAAGAAGAGTCTATCAGGCACCCAGAAATCAGCGACGGCGACAAGAAATGGACCCTCCCAGAAATTCGGCCAATCACTACCGGCTCCAGGTTCATTGATTGACTCATCAGCATCGTCAGACTCATGTGTACCTTTGGCGATGTAGTAATCGAATGCGGCGTCATGTACAGCATCGAAACTACTGTAGTTAGTCTCTTGTTCCCATAATGGAATATCGCCGATAACCATCTCAGGATCATCAAACAAGACTTTCCAATTATCCTGCCACGCGCCGCCGACTCCAGGCCGAACAACTGGGTCAGACGTATGCTCAACAGTAACTTCAAATGCAAAACCGTTGTACTTCACAAAATCTTCATCTGGGAAAGCAGGAGGCGGCTTGTATTCAACAGACGCTTCCCATTCCGTGATGTCACCGTCGTCCGTCTGATCGGGATCCCCGGTATGTATGATCCATTGAGTATCCGTGGGGTTTTCTATATCTAATGCAAGAAAATCGTTGCCCTGGCAGTCCGTTCTACCCCAACCGCAAAAAGCAAGATCCTCTTTGGAGATGAAGCCTAGAGAAATGTGCGGCAGAATCGCACTAACTTCATCCTCAGTACTACCTGGAGGTACAGTCGTCAAGTTCGGCCGACTAAATGGATTAGTGTCCCTCGCTGCGTAATACGCACTCCAGACACGAAAAGAAACCTCATCGTCCTGATCATTCTCTGTCGTACCTGACGCTGTGACCTGATCCTTGTATATCGAGAGTTCAACTACAAAAGGATCATCCGGATCATTGGGTGTACCAGAAAGCGTAAAAAGTTCAATCGCATGTATTTGGTGGTGATTAGGAAACTGGTTGTCCATGGCGTTAGCCACTGTCTTCCTAAGATTTATAGCAGCGCCTAAAGTAGTTTGATTAAAGAGAGGGTATAAATTCTCTGCCGGTCTACCGAGAGCAACTAATGCCATCGTCCCATCATTAGAAATATCCAGGATGTATGGATCAAAAATTGTCCCAGTCGAATCAGAAACGCCTGCGGGGCCATCTATCTCAAAATTGAATGAAGGGAAATCATCGTCAGGCTCGTCTTCGATACCCCAGAATTCATTCAAGTATTTGAACTCACCGAAAGGAGTTGCCACTAACGAACCTGTGATTCGATCAGGTTCAAAATAAGTAAAAATAGCAGCGATGCTCCATCGAGACTTATCGGGGGCTGTGTATATCCATTCAGCACCAGCAGAATTCAATCGAGTATAGAATTTCGATATAAATCCGGTTCCATTAACGATGGCTTTGTTGCGCCATTCATTCCCCCGCTCTAGATCGAAATCCGCCAAATTCGGATTGCGTTCGAACGTTGAACCAGTATCCACTAGCCGCGCGGCCGGAGTCGATTGCCAGTTATCAAACGACCTGTCTATACGAATAGCCGGATCATCAACAAAAGTAATCACGCCACTACGATCATTCGGAATGAGTGCAGCTTCGACTGCCACAGGATCACCATAGATAAATTCATAAACCCCGTGCAATGGGGTTCCCCATGCACCGTAGACGAGGCTTTGTTGATCGATGGGTGTGAAAGGAAACATCGTTAACTGCTCGGCTGATCGAATATGAACTCTACTAGGTTGCCGTTGGCGTCATTCATCTCGACTTTCTGGATGTCACGAATTTCAACGGTGTATACACCATCCGTCGATGTGATGGTTCTCGGTGTATCGTGAAACTCACGGGAGTCAGCGTCAGATTCCGTTAGCGGGGAGGCTACGCCCGCACCTTCACCAACAGGCCCGATACCATTGACCCCCGTAATCGTCGGTCGTGCGACGGTACCGGGCTGCGCACGTATTACAGCGCGACGTGACGATGCTTGCGCGAGCGCACGAACGCTTTTCGCAAACCTTCTATCAGTATGATCCCGTTCTGGCATCAGACATCCAACTCAATCAACAGATTGGTCTCCAAGAAAAGTTCGATAGTAGTACCGATAACTCCCGTAGCGTCATCGACACGGATGTAAACCTCCTGCGCATTAGCGACTTCGCTCAGTAGCTCAGTACCGAGATTCAAGCTAACACCGGCGACAGCGGAGTCCAAGCCTAGCAATGTGGTTGCCAGCTTTACCTCCGTATCTTCGTGTCCACTACCGGGAGCCAGATCATCGATGTCCAGAAGAATGTCATCGATTCCGGGATTTGAGTCAGCTTGGAATTTCCTGGCTACCTCAGTTGAGCCAAGAAAAAGCAAGTTATCCACTGGTCCTGTTGAACCGTCCGATTTTTGCGTAACCTGCAACGGGCCAGGAAATGGCGTCAGGAGACCAGCATCCGAGAAAAAACCTAAACTAAACGCCATCGGGCCGCTCCTATGCTGCTAATTCTAAGAAGTCGTTTGGTACACAGATTACGACTGGACTGTCAGCCGAGAATTCTTGCTCTTCTCGATCTAGTTCATCGATTTCCGTTGTACGTATAACAAAGCGTTCGTTGTAGATGTTCGATCCGATATCTTTTGGACTCTTGTTCCCGACGTACCCAGTAAACTGATCTTCGTCAAGTGTGTTCGGATCATCGGCCGGATCAGGTATCGACCGTTTATGAATCGCTCTATTACCTGTCGTCAACGGAGAGATAATCCCGCCATACTCCGTGGGAAGCTGGATAAGGATTCTCTCTTCAGCAGCCGCTTCTGCGGCAGAAATCGTATCCGGCTGATTCAAGGTTTCAGATTCCACACACGCATCATCGTTTGAACGACTCAGCGCAAGTTGTACAGACGTGATTGCTGAGCCTCGTGTGAGATCCATGACGTGTGTGAAATGCGAGACCTTACCGCGACAGTCCATCGTCTCTGTATCGATCTCTAATGTGTGAAACCGCTCAAGTACTGGGAACAGACAAAGATCAAAACTGGCAATATTCTCGCGATGCGCGGCGAGTATTTCCGTTCTTGCAACAGCTATCTCGATGTCGATGACTTCATCAGCATCAACACGCGCAGTTTTGTCTTCGGAGTCTATATCCGTATCGTGGAACGCTTCTGAAACAGTGCCGCTAAAAAATGTCGTGTCGATCTCTGTCTCACAAGCATTCAACTCCCACTCACTCGTGTCGTACACAGACGTTAACTGTGATGACTTATCGAGTTTCTGTTGACCGTAGACTGCCTGTGACTGCGGCGATTGCAAACGGATATTCCAGTTCTCTTTAATGGACTGCGCAAAACGTTTCTTGATAGATCCGCTGGCACCAAGAATTAAACTATCGCGTAGCTCTGAGCCGATCACCCAGATAACCAATCCAACAGAACATGACACGAGTTGCGATTGAGGTAGCCTTTTGAACGTCACTGATTCCAGACACCAGTTGCCACTTTCCGCAGCAGCAATCACCATGTCACGTCGCGGTATCGTATAACTGCCTGTGAGAATAGTGTCTTGACCTAAGAACTCGCAGAACGCACCAGGGAAGTCCCACTTGAAATAAACGAGACGTTCCCGCAATCGTTCAAAGCGGTAACTGAACTCAATGCAAATATCGTTTGTCACATCACCCGCAGACGCAAGCTCAATTGCCAGTGATTGATCGACAATATTGGACACATCGAATGAGAAATCTGGAGTTACTGCTGCTGCCCACTCTGTATAGTTGAAAAGGCCATTGGCATTTTTGTCAACAAACCGATCAATAGTAGATAAACGATCTTGCAGATAGCTGAAATTATCCGTGTCCTCTTCGAATAAGGCTTCATGCCACAGCGTACCCGGCGTCAAATCATCAATTTCAGTACGCGTCAGTCCTTCGATTTCGTTCTGAAGGTCGTCAGTGCATTCGAAGCGTGTGATGCGTGTATTCGGATCGTAGTTCGGCACGTCTACTTTCCCGGTGAACAATCGTACCTGCACGAGAATGACACCGTCGCTGTCTGTCGTCGCGTAGTCAATCGTTACTGTCTGCCCAACCCAGTCAAGCAAATTGATAATGCCAGAGAATGGCCTTGTAGAAAATTCGGCGATGCGAGCCGTGCCTTCTTCAGCCTCTACGCGTATAGCGCCGGTAAGCCGCGCCGATACATCGACACCGCCCAGCAAAACTACTGGAGTCCAGAGCTTGGTTTCGCCTGCACCAGAAGGTATGAACGAAGCATCATCCCAAATGCTTTGCTGAATATCGACACTGACCAACTCTGGTGGCGAATGAATGATCTGCTCGATTTGCACAGACACCTGACCAAGATCGGCATCAATAATGATCTGTTCTATGTCGAGCGAAACCGTATCAATTGCGCTAAGCGCCTGCTCGATGTATATCGTTACCCGACCAGTGATACCGGCGATCTCTTGCTCGATGTCCATCGTCACTTGCCCGAAAGCAATGACGAACCAACCTCCAGGCACGAAGTTCAGGAATTGCAGATCCATCGGCGACTCTGCTTCTGGCAGATTCACCGGAACCTCGATATCGATATCCAACAGAGTTATCTTGAACTCCATCGTGGTTCGCAGTGTCGCGCCTGTGCCCCAATTTGCTTGGAGCATTTCGAATCTCTGCCGACACCGGCAATGGCGTCAACAGCATCTCGATAGTATCTGGACTGTAGAGAATGCCCACTTCTGGGGCGAACGTCTCAAACGAAAGTATTATCGGTTCCGCAGTGACGGTCACACCAGCAGAGAAAGTCGTGCTCTCACCAATAGTTGTGGTGATCTCCATGACTTCACCGACGACGACTCCCGCAGCACCAAACAGTGCTCCGTTGATCGGAGAGCCGTCCATCGGGTTGAAGTTTATAGCCATATCAGAACAGTCTCAGGATTCCGTCCGTGTTCCACTTGATGATGAAATCCGCATCCACGGATCCCACATCCTGGGGCGTGTCGTTAAACAGCACCAGACCTACCAATGGATTGATCCAAAGATCGATAGTGCCGATTTTGTAGATCTGCCCCCATCGTGCAGTGACCGTTGCTGTCGTGTAGGTGACATCATCACCATCCCACGTCGCACGTCGATTGAGGAAGTTGATGATCGAACTTGTGATGGTTTCGCCGCCCGGTGTATAGCCAGTACCGGAGGCTTCATCGCCAGCCGGATTCTGTCCGATATCCAACCATGTCACCGTACCGTCCACGACGGTCGATCCATCTGTCGGGAATACCGGCTCCGTGACATCGGACGTGCCCGCTACAGTTGCCTCGTAGACGTGGCCGTTCACCACGGTTGGGATAACGAAATCACCGAGTAGATACCCGGTTGACAATGTCCACGTCGAGACCGGTGTGACAAAGCCACGATCCTGCGTCTCGCTCAACGGAGGGTTGATACCCAAGTCCAACCAAGTAACGCCGCCATCGACAATCGTGCCGCCGCCTCCAGGCGTTTCAATGCCAGCCCAGACAGGCTCAACGCCTGAACTGGTACCATCGCCTTGTGCTTCGAATGCATGACCGTCTGGTGTCGTCGGCTTGACGATGTCACCGAAGACGTATGCAGTTGTGGGTGCCCAATCGGGCCATGAAAGGTGCGGCTGAAATGTGCTTCCGATGAGCGCAACATTGATGGTATCGTCATCCAAGTCGATGCGCCCTGCGAGCATGTTCTGCCGCAGTGAATTGTTTGCCGTTACTCTTACCGTCATTGCTCGCTCCTAAAGTGTCAAGACGTTACCTTCCGCACCGACCAACACCGACATACCATCAGTCAGAATGTCATCAAAATTTGCAGCGCCGCCACCGCCACCAGTCGCAAAGTCTGCATACTCTGTAGCAATCACCCGCATGCTTATCAACGTTCCCTTCGACCAAACGAGATTGCCCGCAGGACCATTGACTGCACCACGCGATGTTGCTGTAAATGTATTGCCAACTGGATTCGTATCAATCAAAAAGATTTCCCACACTGTCTCCAGCGGGAAATCCGAAAACGTCACGTAGTAAAAATCTCCAGCGCCAAGTACAGGAAACAAAGCCTCGTCGCCTGACGTAACATCGAATACCAGCGTTACATCATCAATGCCGCCCGCATCATCGAGTTCGGTAATGACGTTGTCTTTGAATAGCCTAGCCATCAGATTTGCTCCGCTTCCAACGTCCAGCTTTGATCTTTCGGATGCACATCGACATTTTGACTTGGTTTCTCGGAGAACACTTCGAACTCCGGAAAGTACCGAACCTGATAATTGAGCGCACCAGCGACAACCGTCAGTGTCACAGTATCAACAACGATGCTGACGATTGCTGTCTCCTCCCATGCGCCACGGTTCTTTCCCTCCGGATCCGTATAGGCGAATCCTCTTGGTTCGAAGCCAGCGTCAGTTCGTCGCTCTGCTGGAATTACAATTATGTTTGAAGTCGATGTCACTGCGCGATCAGCCGCACACTTCATCAACTGCGATACGGAATAGTCAAGCCCTTCCAGGCCAGACGGAATCGTACCTCTTCCTTGAATCGTTGTGCCGATCTTTTCCCAGTTCTGTTGTTTGAGTGCAGCACCATTCAACATACGAATAGTCACAAAGCCGCCAAGCGGTTCATACGTCTGCGACAATTCGAATGCAGAATGAATCGGAACGATGACCGTACCGAGTTCGAAGGTTGTAAACTGGTCACTCATGCGCCTCTCGCCCCTCGCTTCCTGGCCTCACGCTTGAACATCCGTATAACCGTCTGTGAGTCCGTTTGCCCCTCGCGTAAGCGCACAACGTCGCCAGAGGGTAGATGGATGTTGACTGGAGCGCCGCCCGCGCCTGCGGCCTGTATAACCGGCTCAAAGCCGGAGATGCCTCCGACCATCCCACCAACGCCAAACCGGGGAACTGTGAGGCCACCACGCGCCATGCGCTGAAGTCCCTGGAAAAACGGTGAACCAAAGAATCTGGTCGTCGCAGCATTGATAACAAACTCACCATTGCTGAGCATCGCGGGGATGCTGTCGCTGATGCCCGTGCCACGACCGCTTATCAGCCCGCCGCTGGCAATGCCGCGACGACCCTCTAACGCAGCGGAGATCTCTAGGTTGGACGCAGTAAGAGCGGTTACGGCCCCCGTTAACCCTTCCGTGGCGTCACCCTGAGATTCTATGGTGTCAGCTAACCCTTCCGTGGCCCCGCCCGCTAATCCTATCGCAGTTTCTATACCGGCGAGGGTTTGTGGGCCAGAAACTCCGGCAGCAACGTCTCCTACATCACCAGCGACTATACCCCCAGTTATATCCCCTCCCTGTACTTGCCGAATGATTTCGGGTATAGCTTTATTAAACCCTTCGATATTCTTAGCCATCAACTGCAACTGACCATTTACCTCGGCCAACTGTTCGTTGGTAATTTTTGCCGTGTTCTTAAATGTCTCAAGCGTCGTCTCAGTAGACTCTTTCAGAGATTCATTGATACGCGCCACGTCTACCTGCACATCACCGGATAACGCCTGTACCTGACCGACAAGAGCCTCAAGATCTCCCGTTGGAACCAGGGGCGTTCCTTCACCGGTAGTCAGCTTGCTCAACTCTGTGAGTTGATTAAACAGATCCGGGATCTGTTGCTTTGCAAGTTCTTTGAGACCAAGAGCTTCGTCAAGACGACCCTGTTCAGCAAGCTGTTGCGCACGCGCTAAGAAATCTCTGGTACGCGCTTCGATAGCGGCGAACTCAGCTTCTAACTGTGCACGCTGGTTCTGCTGCTGCTGTTGCTCTATAGCAGCTTGACGTACGGTTAATTCTTCAAGTTCGGCTTTAGTTTTGTTTTTCTCAAAAGTAAACACGCCCTGTAAGCGGCTATCTTGTTCTTCTTTTTCTATCTCCGTCAGTCGCTCTTCAAGTGCCTTGCGTCGATCTTCGATAGTCTCAAGCTCAGCCTCCAACGCCTCCGTATCTACCCTTATCTTTAGCTCAAGAGGCCGCTGCGCTAATGCAATATTGAATTCTTCGACACTGTTGATGAGAGCACGATTGAGGGCGCGAACTTCAGTGACCGTATTGTCAAAGACGGCCTTAGCCGCCTTAGCCAATTCTGACAGAGATTTGATCTGTGCGTCTTGTCCTTCCTTTACTTGGTCCAATGCTAATTTCTGTCGTACCAAAGAAGCGACATTTGCATTAAACGCATCCTGCAAAACGCGAGCAGACTGAAGCCCCGCGTCTTCAACCTCACCAAGCGAAGTCTTTGTAGCCGCCAACCCTTCGGTAGTCTTCGCCAAATTGGGTATATGACGATTAAATTCAAACTGTTCGGCGGAAGTCAAACTACTAACAAAATCATCAGTCGCCTCTTTCGCAACTCCTGCCCTCGCTGTAAATATATCTACCCTGGTGGATAATTCTATGATTGTTTCCTCTAGCCGTGCTGCTGCAAGCGTATCGGCCCCACCTAGCTGCTGCACAGAAGATAATTCTGTACGTGTCTCTCCGAGTTTTTGTACGACGCCTGCGAGATCCAGTTCCGCCTGACGCGCATCTATCTCCAGTACAAACGCGGTTCTAATTCCTTCAGTCAAGCCTTGAGCAATACGTTCGAATATTTCCGCCTGCTCTTCCGCAGCCTTAGAGCCTTCTTCTGTAAACTCCGTTGCTTGCACTCGCCGACGATTAGCAGCATTAAGCAATTCTTGCCTTTCTCTAATCGTAACATTCAGAGCCTCTTCAGCGGCAGCAACACGCTCTTGGGCATCTATGATGTCCTGTGGGTCAATGCCAGTAACATCTCCTATACCTTCGACATCAATGCCCGTCACTGCCAGTTCTTGCAATCGTGCAAGATCTGTCTGCGCTGCCGTGAGTGCTTGCTGCGCCGTAACAACAACATCCAACTGCTCAGTAGCAGCCGCCCGGAATCTATTCGCAGCACGAGCAAACACTTCTGCTTGAGTAGCTGCGGCAGCCGCCAATTCACCGAGTACTTTTATGCGCTCCTGGGCAACAAGAACGGCATCATTCAGTTTCAAAACATCCTTTTCGATAATAGAGGCGAAACTTTCATCTGGTAAAGCAAGTGCTTCACTTTCGAGTTTCTTGCGAGCTTGCAAAATTGTCGCAGATGCCTCTTCGAAAGCCACTACATCTGCATCCAACTGCTCTTTAAGATCATCAAGAGTCTTAGCTGTTTCTGTCGAAACAAAACCGAAAAAGTTCAGGAAGTCATTAAAAAGTACTTTGATCTCATCACCAAATACCGCAAAGAGACCGCCGAGTACCGTCACTACAATACCAACGATTGGAATAAAGCGAAGTAGCACAGCGCCTAAACGACTAAACGCCGTTAAGATTCCTCCAACAACTTGAGAACGAACAGCACGAAGCCCGATTGCTGCCGACCCAGTAGCTCTGGAGAACTGGAAAAATGTACCGATGAGACCACCGAGTGGCGCTTGCGCAATAGCTGCTGCTCTACCTATCCCCGTAAGACTAATCAGCGTTTGCGCCAATCGTGCAGTGACGCCAAGAAGCAATCGACCGATTTGCAATGCAATGATGAGTTTAAGAATCGCAAATAAATTTCGGAACTCGATATTGAGATCCGCGATTATTCTGACCCCCCTAACGAGAATGTCGAAAAAGGATCGTGCGCTCTCACCGATACCACGGAAGAATGCTGTCGCTGCTGGCGTCTTTAAGAATTCTATTAGTTCTCTCGTGAGTGACAATAGACGCGGAATAAATTGCTGACCAACCGCTTGTGTCAGAGCAGTGAAATTATTCCTGAGTATGCCAAGCTGTACGGTCAGGGCTTTCGATATGTTTTGATACTCTGTGATCGCCGACAGCCCGCTATCGAACGAAGTGTTCGCGGTCGTCAAGTTTCGATTCAAGACGGCAAAGCCATTACCCGCATCATTAGTGAGCTTGTTCACCAGAGCAAAGATACGGCCACCGCCAGCGAGCTTCGTGATCAGATTGGCTTGTACTTCATCCGTCTGCGTGGACAAGAACGATAGAAAGTTTTGAAAACGATCCAACGCAGGTAATGCTGTGAACTCTTCCAGCGACACACCGATAGCTTCAGCGAACCCCTGCGCATTAGATTGGATGCGTGAGAACACTTTCACGAGAGAGGTACCAGCAACTTCGGCCGACACACCTAAGTCGATGGCTGTAGCAGCAAGGGCCGCCACTTCCGTTACACTTAATTTTGCCGTATTACCGATACGAGTTACCGTATCGATGAGTTCTCCGGCGTTTGCAGTCGTGGTATTGGATAACTCGTTGATTGTCGAGAACAGGTTTTCTACCTGTGCCGTGGGCAATTGGAAGATGTTGAGCAGCTTCGCCGATGCTCGCGCCGCTGCATCAGTAGATAAGTCCAGAGTCGTAGATGCGCGGGCGACCGATTCGGAGAAAGCCAAAATAGCTTCCGTACCCTGACGACCGAGACCTAACTGACCGGCTGCCGCCGCGATACCAGCGAGAGATAATGCACTCTGATCAAGATTACGACTGAGGTTAACGAGATCGTTGCCTAGTTGCTTGATCTCATCATCCGCAAAACCGGTCGTCTTCTGCACATCACGCAATGCGCGGTCAAATCGCGTGGCCTGAACGATGGGGAAAGTAATGGCACCGAGAGCAGCAATCGTAGCCGACACTGCACCGACGAATCGAATGATACTCGATTCAAGCTGCTTGACCGTAGGTGTGGCGCGGTCAATCGCTGTCAGTGTGACTTGTAGGTCTGCTCTAGCTACCATAGTCGCCGCTTTCTTTCTTCAGTGCGTTCAAATGTTCCTTCAAGCCTTTACCTGTAAACGAGCCAGATATTGCTGCATTCAGATCAACCAACTCTTGCTGTCGTTTTCTTGACTCCATTCTGCGCGCTGAACTTGTATATTCGTTAAACAAGTTCATTGGGAGATTTTTCGCTTCCTCTTCCGAGAACCCGTTCCTGACGAGGAGGAGGACTTGGTCGAGGAGATTTTTGTAGATCCGGTCTTTGGAGATAGAGAGTCGTCGTCCCCGGCTGCCGGGGTGTCGCTTACCGTCAATAGACCCTGGACCAGAGGCAGGATCTTCAGTAAGAAAAAATTTTGATTGAGAAGCCAAACCTCCCTGACGATCAAGATAGCGTCGTCCATCTCCAGTTCTTCCATCTCTTTCTTATCGAGACTGGTCAACATCGCAGCGACTTCAAAAACCTGATCCGCATAATTTGCAAACAGTTGCAAAATCAATGCAGGGTTTTGTAGATCGATTGCGGGGAGATCGCCTAGCTTCGTGACTTTCAGTTCATTGAAAAAGTCACTGACCAATCGAAGAACACGACTGATCTGTAAAACTTTACACCGACGAATCTCGACATCCCTGCCATCAGCGAGTTGAATAAGGACAGGCTCATTCGCGATGACATCGCCTGCTTCTATCGTCGCCTGTGTCGCCTCACTGTCAGAAGCGGGTTGATTCCGCATCTGTGCTGCTGGTCTGCTCATGTTTCACCTTTACCATGTTGCACCTGAAAATTAGGTTCCGTCAGAGGTCTGCGAAACCACCAAACCGCCCGTGGTATTTCCTCCTGTATCCTGATTGTGCGGGGCGAAGAGATCGATCTGACCGGCCACGACAGTTTTCACACGTCCCTGAAAATTCTTGAAATTGCCGACCTTCGATTGTACGAGAACGTCGTCGCGTGGCTTTACTTGCGTCGTGAAATCACCAACGTCTCGCGTGATGATGTTCGGCGGAACCAATGCCATCACTGAACTACTGAGTACTTGGTCAACCACATTGACCGGCTTATTGAGCTTACGTGTCGGGATGGTCAACGGCGCAAGCTGCGCAACGTTTGAACTGACCGAACAAAACATGAAGCCATCCTCAGTGCATTCTAAAAAGACGCACCAGTTAATACCGAAGAGATTGGTAGTAGGGAGCGACCAAGCGAAGGGCGAATCACCAGAATCTCTTGGATTCATTTCACTGCCACCGCCAGTGGACAGCGATACATACACACCATCTCCAACGTTGACGCCATCGTTGCTGCGCTCCGCGTACGCGGCACTAACAGTGTAAGCCTCGCACTTTGTGATCGGTGCTATGGTGATGAGTTCCTGACGAATCTCCCCAACCTGAAGTAACTCAGTTCGCTGTCCCACTTTCGCGTTTGGCTCAGCGATACTAGCCGCCCAAGTACCGTCCGTTTTAACCAGAACGGTCCACTTCAGTTCCGGAGATTCCTGGATCCAAAATTTTGGAAGTGTCATGATCGTCTCCTGAGACAGCAATCAAGCGTTAGCTCTTTGCACTACCACTACGTTGAAGTCGCTCAATCCTGCCACAAAAGGCTCATAGACGATGACGTTATTCGCATCTATGATTTCTTTGATCGTGTAGACACCGAGATTGAGTGAACTGTTTGATTCCTCCCAGGCCGCGAAGGTTATGAAGATACGATCCCTCACCGCTACATCCGCCGTCCAATCGATCAACCCACCTGATTGAATGTGGTACACCGGACCCGGATCTACGAGATACGTCAGGGTCTCTTCGTCTCCGATTAGATCCCCGTAGTAGGTACCGCGCGCTATCAACCGTCCTCCGTGCACGGCCCACAAACCAACTGTCGCAGGCCATGTGTTATTGCGAAGAGACACAGACCATTCATCAAGCGGAGATGGATTGCTGGATGGCGTGTCGAGAACGAATCGCCAGTGAGTAGCAGTTGCCGGAGGAGCCAAGAGGCTATCCGTCCATTCGTCTGGGCGAGGATCGCGGCCATTGCCTTGATTGTTGCCGGTACGAGCAATCGTGGCGTGCTCAATATGCGCCGCTCCCCCGGCCCCAGGCGAAGCCAATACCGTGCTGTAAGGCGCAGACACCGCCGCAGGATTCAAAGGCATCGGAGGAGAGGTCTCCGTAAGACGAGCCAAACGAACCGAATTGAGAACACCAGTCTCAGGCGTGATATCAGCACGTAGACTCGACGTGTCTACATTGGGATCGGATTGAAACAATCCTGCTTGTTGCATTACTGGCATGATCTTTCCTCCTCAGAGCGTTAGCTGATCCACGCCGTAGTACCGGGCGCTTTCAGCGCCACGGAAAAATCCAGGTACATGGAAAACTGTAGGACCGGGCTGACTAAGGCTGCCGACGACAGTGATCTCAACAGCGAGTTTCCTGGTGCCAGCCGGTACCGTTGTAAGCACACCGGGAGTAACTGCAAAATTGCTCCACTTACTCTCGGCTCGCAAACTCGCAAGAGGATCATCAGTAGTGCGTACAGCGAGAGTTTGCCCCTTGAAATTTTCAATCTGAATCTGGTGCGGCTCACCAAGCTGCGACATGGCGAGTTCAACGCCAAAGCCGAGTTCTTTTCGGAGTGTGTATGTATGTTGTGGTTGTGACATCGTGATCTCCTACGTGTTCAATCCTAGTGAGACACCCAAATCGTAATGCGCTTGAATCTTTGCTTGCGTTAGTGCCGTATGATGCACAGCCACGAAAGCAGCCCCGCCGTGCCACTGTTCCTCTCCATCAACTCCCGATGCACCTATAGCAAACCCCGCACCGGAAGTTTGAGTGCCGGAACCAGGACTGTAATCCACCGACAGTGCTAACTTTTTCGGTGTACCAAACGAACCCGGAGTCGTATCGTCAGCGGCGACAAGTATGTCCATCGCCGTGTCTTGCACCCCGTTGATATAGACTTTGAAGCCAGTTGCGTCTCTCGTAAACGCAATGTGGAACCATTCATCGAGAGTAGGAGTAAAGCCGCCAGTGAAGACACCGGAGTCGTGGAAACTGAATCGGTTTCCTGTATTCCGCCAAGTCACTGTCCCATCGACAACCGTCAAATTTAGCGCAGGCCACGTTGGTTCGGCCGCATCGCTGGTGCCTGCAACTTCTGCCTCAAAAACATTTCCCGGCAAACCAGGGTCGCTAACCCTATCGCCCTGCGCGTAAACAGTCAGAGCTACCCAGTCTGGTGGTTGCGGTAATGGTGGACCGTCGATCTGGCCTTGCTTTATCGGGCCGATAGCGTTTGACATCTGAAGTCGCCCGCCATCACTCGACAGCATGAGATTAAATGTCTGACTGCCTGTGCTGCTGACTTTATACCAACCCTCGTAGGTACCCGAAATGCCCGAATCGAACATGTCGGAATTCTCGGTCCAGTCTTTCCATTCTATGCCGTCATCATTGAACATACCCTTGGAACCCGGCCACGGCCCGTCGATCTCGGAGGTAATTCCCGGATCCTTCGCAATCATGTCCACGCTGGCATCTGGACCAGTATCAGTGAGAGGAGAGATAGTTCCGTCCTGCATTTCGAAAAACGAACCGAATGATGCTCCCATGTCCGCGAGAACAAGCGCCGGATAATCAGCAGGATTACCGAACGACGGTATTGTTAATTGATCGACGCCATAGAGACGCGCCTGCTCCATGTTAGTGACGCCATCGCTTACAACTACTACCGAAGGTTGATCATTTGCGTCCACTGAAGTTGCTTCAATAGCGACTTTACGAGTGCCTGCTGGGACATCGAATGAACCAGAGCTTCCCGGCTTGGTGAACTTTGTCCAGTTGGCTATGTCCCGTAAAGTATGCAATGGGTCAGGTGTCGTATAGATCTCGACAGTACCGCTATTGTCTGCCCATTCAACAGACGTAGCCGACAAGGGACTCAACGCAGCCTCGACAAAAAAACCAATTTCGCGTGGCGAGTACGTGTGTCGTGAAATGCTCATATCCTACACCCAAACAATCCCGAACCTACCGGTCATATAAAGCTCCAATCCAGCCCGCTGATTGGTAGTAAGAGCGGGTGCCCACATCGCAAGTTCTAGCAATACGCCTGTCCACGGTAACAAGTTCGCATCGCTGTTTGCACCAAGGACGAAATCTGTGTTGTTGGCCGGAAAAAGATCTGCCGCCACGTTGGTAAAGTCACCGGTCTCGCTGTAGCTGACAAACTTATTAGTATCCCCCGGCGCAGTTTGGATGGCTCCATTCACGAGTCCAATAGTGAGACTGCCGCCTGGACCAGTTGAAAAGTCACTACCTGCAATTCGACCGGCCATATGATCAGTTACGTTCTGAGCGAGAGAGAACCTAAATCCGTCCCAAGCCCACCAATTCTGAGTGAGGCTACCCAAAGTAGGGAAAGCCGCCGTCATCATCGTGTACCCGCCCGAGAAGTCCTGTAATGCGAAATTCTGTACGAGTCGGTTGTTGCCCGAATGCAAAATGCCTCCGGCTGCGTTCAAACCGGTATCCCATTCGGGATTTTGCGTGGCCCGCGAAGTGAAACCTCCAATCGATCCTTTGTTGTTGACTCGCCGTACCGGATCGCCATCGACGGCAACCGGAACCGTACCTGCCGTGTCCTGAAAGAGAGTCGAAAGATCCGTGGCGTCATAATGGATGAGTGACCCCGATGGAAAAGCAGCCACTATAAGACTGGGCGAATCCAATTGGTCAACACCGTACAATCGTGCCTGTTCCATATTGGTGACACCATCGCTGACGACTGTCACCGCAGAGGGATCATTTGTGTCATGAGAAGTCGCTTCAATAGCAACTTTGCGCGTGTCTGCCGGAAGATTGAATGTTCCAGAGCTACCGGGCTTAGTGAACCTCGTCCAGTTATCTATGTCTCGTAGAGTGTGCAATGGGTCAGGCGTCGTGTAGATCTCAACGACTCCCCCATTGTCACTCCACTCGACAGATGAAACAGACAAAGGACTCAACGCGGCTTCAACAAAGAAACCGACTTCGCGAGGCGAATGCGTATGTCTTGAAGTAGTCACGTTGAGTCCTGCCCCACTCTCCACTAAGCCTGCGGTACCGCTGGCGAAGCCTGTTGGTTCGGATGATCGGCGCTATTGGACGAACGCTGGTTCTCGACACCATTCACGTTATCCGCGACGATAGTCAACGAAGCGGGATCGGTCACGCGGTTGTGACCCGTTCCGATTGTGTGAACTTCCGCCATGATAGAACGCACGTCGGAAGCGATGGCGACACCACTGGCATCACCGTCCACGCCGGAATCCGTATCCCGGATCTTCGTCCAGTCCGGTCCTGGCTGTACACCAGGGCTAGCACCATCATCTTCATGAACACTGGCGAAAACATCGGTGCTCGTGTAGATGTTCATCTGCATGTCGTCACTTTGGCTGTCGGTAGAAAACGTATACCCGGATTTGCCGTTCAGCCGGATAGCGTTACCGAAGCCAAGATCCCGGAGTACCTGCCGGTTCGTGACATTCGCTGCAATCTTACTCATTTCTCAAATCCTCCTAAAAAACAGGGCCGCACCCCAGTTGGAGGAGCGGCCCTAATCGCGTGACACCCCGGCTAGGAGCCGTTACCCCAGATTACACGCTTGAACAGTTGTCCACGTCACCCACTTGACGCCATCTGAAGAACTGGTCTCCAGTTGGTCGCCCTTCATCGATGAGCATGTTTCCGTTCAACGTAATCTGTGCGATTTCCTCGTTGATGAGCGCGAAGCCCGTCAACGGATCGAAACTCGCTTTGTAGATCTCGACAAGCACGGGTAAGCCGTCAACCGTGTTCAGCCCCTCGAAACGCAGATACCGTTCCTGACTGAGAACTGTCAGTGCATCGGTGTTCACGTATCCAAGATGCGCGTAACCGACATCGAGATCGTTACCGCCAAGTACGGGATTACCCCGAAGGATTAACGTACCCCACGGATCATCGATATCGAAATCAGTTCCTTCCACGAATGTCGTGTTGCCCTGCATTTCCCATGTGACAGTGGCGTCAACCACTTCCTCACCAATGGTTGTCGGGAAAATAGGCTCACCCACATCCGACGTACCGGCGACGATGGCTTTATAGAAGAAGCCATTCGGTGAAATCGGTATGACGGTATCGCCGAGAGCGTAAGCTGTGAGCGTGGTCCAGGTAGTTGGAGTAACTGCGAGGACCACTGTGTTGGTTCCGTCTGGATCAACGTTCATGTTGTCCAGTGCGTGTCGTGCACCGACTACTTCACCATCTGTGCAATCGAAGATCGGGACAATCTCGGAAGCAATCACAGCAGCCGCAATGGTTGAGGATGTTCCCCACATCGCAAGAGCGAGGTTGTGGCTGTTGATATTTTCCAAGATCATCGTGAACGTACCGTTCTTCTCCTGCACGATGGTCAAATCGATGGCCCGTTGGCCCGTCTTCGCTTCTTTGTGTTCGAACTTGGTGATATCGATGGATATCTCCAGGCTCGGAACGTTGCAAAGATCGATGAAGTTCTCTGGGCGAGCGGGTGTCACCGATTCGTCGCGTTCCGCGACATAGACGATGCCTTGACCGGAGAAGTAATAATTAGCCATGAGTTTGCTGCTCCTGTCTTAGCGTTTAATGGTTAACGAACGTACCGACGTGGGAGACTCGTGTCACCCATTGTTGGCCGTACCAAACTACACCTTCCAATTCACCTGCTACTGGCGTCTCACCGGCCAATCGCCATACGCGCGTATGTACACCCTTAAACCCAAGTAGATGCTCCCGAATCGCATCCAAAAGATCCACTGCGGAGGGGAGCGTATTTTCAGCATCAATCGCTTGATACTCTTGTGCAACCAAAACATCGAAGTGCATATCCGTATCGGTTATGCGACGACCACAGTTAGGGTTGTTGTCTGGGCTGCGGTCGATCACGGTAAGGCCCGCGTACGCAACCGCAACCAGAGGAAACTCGGTAAAACGAGTTTGACGCGACATGTCCGTCTCGTTGAAGACGTAGAACATGTCACTGCCTTCGAAAAAATCCAATTCCTGAATTCGATCAAGTAACTCCTGCGCCAGATCTTTCGTAGCAGGAACTTTAACGGCTTGCAGATTGGTGACTGAATGACTCATTGAATGTCAGCCCCCGGTAGTGATCGGTTTGGTGCCCGTCGCGTAATACGCGGATTCGCGCCCGCAAGCACTCCTGTTTCTGCCCGACGCATGATGCGCTGAATCACTGCCTCGACTGCCTTGGCGTCGTCAGTGCTAACTCCGAGAAACCGACGTTCCGGCGCTGGCCCCAAGCCTGTCTGATGTACGATGGCGTATTCCGCAACTGGCTTACCGCGTTCACCCATAGCAGTCGGGCTTACACCGATTCGCGAGTTGGCACCAGTAGCACGCCCCAAGGCTTTGCCCATCCCGAGTTGAAGAATGGTGATGGAATTCACCAATGCCGTAGTCTCGACAAGTACCTGAGAACGATCCGTATTCGTTCTGCGTCGTGTCGCTGTCGCGAGACGTTTCCACGTTCTGCCTACCGGATCTTTTTGTGCACGAGGGTTGGTACCGAGCGGCGCAAAACGATCTTTCGTCCGCTTCACTATCAAACGCTCGATGCGTCCTTTAGCGATAGATTCGAAAATGCCATTCTCTAACGAGTTCAGCAATTGCCGAAGCCGACTAGCGCCGCGAACCTTGATCTGAATGAATGAGTCGCGTGCCATTAGTGCATGACCTTCGTGTGGTACGGGTAAGCTCCGTACTTTGTGCGAATGTGCGCGGTCAGGCTCATTTCCAGCATACGATGGATTTCTTCCTTGGTGTCAGCAATGTCCTTGTTGTTCCACTTTTGCTGAAACCCTCTCATATATCGAATAGCGGCTGAGACTGCCGCGTTAGACAACCATGGAGGCACATCCTGATAGTCGCCGTTGCTCTCCGTGAATCCAGCTTCGTACCGCACTGTCAACCAGTCACCAATCGCCGAAGTGGTTTTGATCCAACCATCTTCGAAATCAGTGAGTACTTGCTTTTTATCGATCCGCCTACCGTTGTCGTTTTCGATGGCATCTTCCATGTTCTCGAAAGACTCGACACGAGGAGTAGTGTCAACACATACAAGTCCTGAATTGAGCAGTAGCTTCACGTTCCCGGAAAAGAAAACATCACTAGACCGCCGTTCCCAAAGTCGATCAATAGAAAACAAATCTTCGTAGGTCGTACGATCAAATGACGGCATCCCGAGTACATTCGCAATAATCGGGGCCGTAATTTCTAACGCCTCGTTTGCCGACGTGAGGTTTTCGCCTCTGTCTTGCAAAGCGAGTGCCGTTAGGACTTTGGTAGCGGTCGTGAGTCTCATGCCTTCTTCGATTTCTTTTTCGCGATTTTCTTTTTCGCAACCTTCTTCTTGGCTACGGGGGGTTTCTTCCTCACGCGGGGCTTCGCTGCAATTTTGGCTGCGCGTTCTGACGACGACGGTAGATCCGCATCATCAGTGCCTTCGACACCGTAAGGATCCTGTGCTTCCATCCCCTGCCGGAGCAGCTTGGCGTTATCCCGCTCTTCGCGCTCACGCGCAGGACGTACACGACGGCCACGTACTCGCTCCGGGGGAGGAGTGACGATGCCTTCCTCCCACAACGGATATTCGTTGTTGGAAGCATCCACGGTGTACCGGTCCAGTAGCATCTCTGCCACGTTCCCCGGTACCACGACTTGCTTGTATCGTTCACAGAGTCCGTGCCCTGTGACGAAGCAACGCTCTGCACCAGTCAGAGTAAGCGTTACAGTGTTCATCATTTCACCCTCAGTTTTGCACTTGATTGCAAAGGGGGAAGGAAATTCCTCCCCCCAATGCACTTATTTAACCGCTGGCGTCATCGCCTGTCGGCTTGTCGTTCCAGGTGATGTGGAGTTCATCACCAGTGGTATCGACATCGGTTGAGATGCCGCCCGTATCCGTGCCGCCCGTGAGGGTTGCACCAGAGACCGTGAGGCCGCCACTGGAATCAGCCAGTGTGATCGCATTGCCAGTGGAACCTTCCTGTTGCGCAGTCAAATCGACCACACCGCCACCGGCATCCGATGCTTCGACACTGTCGATGCGCCGACCGAGAACGCTGTTGATTGACTCCACGAGGTTCGCGGCAGTATCCGCGTCACTCACGCCCTCGGAGAAACCGATATCTTCCTCGCCAGTCAAACTGGTTTGGAGAACGGTCGTACCGGCTGCTCGCATGACGAACACGACACCATCGACGGTGACGCTGTCATCTACGGCAGGGCCGGAGACCGTAATCGTACCGACAGCACGAATATCGAAGATGCTCGCATTCCCGGTGAGATCCACGAATACGCCAGCCGTGTTGTGCAGGACACGTTTGATCGTATCCCGCTCGCGGATATCGACTACGTCGATTTTGATACCGACGTTGGCACCGGCAGAGATTTGAAACCGCTCGTCTTGCAGTTCCTTGATTGCACGCGTTACGTGCGTTGATCGTTCGTACGTCATGTTTTCTTCCTCGCGTAAACTTCGTCCCTAAAGACTAGACACTCACTCCGATGTGGATGAAAACCAGGGGGCAGGTTGCCCCGCCCCCTAAAGGCCCTTCGCCGTTACACGTTGATGTACTTGACCACCGCCTGCTCTTCGTCGTACAGGATATCGACCCTCGTGCTGAGCACGATGATCAATTCGCGTGAGCGAATATCCTTGTCCGTTTCGATGAGTATGTTGCGTTGAATACCGAAGATGATGTTGTTCGGGAACGTAAACAGTCCGAACCCGACAGGCATCAGCGGAGCATTCTCCACCATCACACCGAAAGCGAGGAGCGTGCCGTCGCCCTGCAATGCACTGTCACCGTAACCGGTGGCACGCTTTGCGACGTTGGCGCGATAACGGATGGTGTCAGCGACCGTGTTCCAGTGCTTCAATGCGCTGAGATTGCGCAGGTAGCGTTGGGGCATGGTCAGCATCCCGGCCTCGTAGAGATCGGGACTGATACCGGCACCGAGATTGTCCACCACGTTCGATGTGGCCGACTTCAACAGACCGTCGTTCAGGGCAAGGAACGGATCGGGCGATGCAGTATCTCCCTGCAACCCCCACTCCTCCAAGTCCTGCGCCGAACGTTCTGCCATCAGTCGGATGACATGGGCTTCGAACTCTTCCCGCTCGATGTTGTCTTCGAAGACTTCATACGGGATTCGAACTTCGCCCATCACTTCGTTCGTGATGAGTTCGATCTGTCGAGTGATCGGCTTGGACCGATCCGCTGCGAGCAGATGTCTGGTATTGGAGCCATCATCTTGGGCACCACCACTCTGCGGCGCAGCCCGCAAGATCCTCTGGTCGAAACCGAGTTTGTTGATCTTACGTTGCGGCGACGACATGCGTACGACGCGTGACTGACGCAGAATAGTTGGTTGCTCCACGATGAGATCGATGAAGCGATTCGCCTGTTCCGGTAAAAGCAGACCACCGTTGGCCTCCAGGTCGGACAGTGCGAGGTCAGCCCGCCGAACAAGCTCGTTGTTGCTCACTGGCATTTGCTTATTCCTCCTGATAGAAAAATCGTGGTTACGAACGATTAAGCTCGCTGACCCCGTTTACTGACGACGACCGCTGCCGTTGAAGTTCCGGCCGAGTGAACCAGAGAACAACTTACTGTCGTTCTCGTCCGCACTCATGCCAGTATCGTCACCGACGTACTCTTCGTCATCGTCATCGGAACGAACCACGGACTCTCCACCAATCTGATCGACCGTGCTTTCGATGTCTTTTACGGAGCGTGAAAGCCTCCGCATATGTTCACCGGATCTTACGAGACGTGCCTTGATATCGTTGGTCGTCTCATCGAAATGAGCCTGTTGTTTGCTCATAGCTTCGCCAAGAGGCTTGATCGCCGAACTAACGGCTCTAGCGACCAAATCACCGATCTCCTGGCCCTCAACCGAGCGTGCTGTCGCAGCCCCGGTTCCTGCCGCCTGATCCCCACTAGGCTGGCCCTTGTCGCCTGCCGCGTCAGCGGCCGGTGCCTGTTGGCCCTCCGTGCCGGTTCCAGTTCCGCTAGCTGCTGCGGTCCTGTCGCCAGTGTTCGCCTTTCGTTTGTCGGCAGGAAGCGAAAGCCCGAGTCCCTGCTTGCCGCCGCCAGCTTGGGATGCTGCCGGGGATCCATCCTCCCGCTCCAGAGTGTCGCCGTCCGTGATCGTGTCGTAGACATCGGTGTCACCCTTGGTTTCCGTAGTGGGAGCAGCAGAATCGCCCTCGCGCCACGAATCATCGAAGCTGGAGTTCATCCCATCCGATACGGCAGTGATAGGCATCATGCCGCCGCCCGGTCCTGGACCATCACCACCGCCCATCGGATCGCCTTTCCCGGCACCACGCTGACGACGCTCGTCACCGCGCTCTGCTTTCATGTTCTCCAGTACCACCGTAGGCAAGTTATCCATGAGGTTCCCCATGAACTGCCCGAACTGCTCCGTCGCGCGGACGATCAACTGCTTGCGATCATCCATCGGAAGATTGGAGCGGAAGATGATGTTCTGAAGCACATCCTGCAATTGGAAAATGGCGCTCTCACTCCGAGATGAGAACTCGGGATCAGCCAAGGCAGCCGCGAAGTCGAGATGGCCGAAGCCAAACTTCCCGAACGCCTCTTCTACGACGGCGCGTGAGATCCTGGTCGGTATGTCGTTCTGATCGGTGCGAGCTACGTAGCCCACGATGCCATCGGCGAGTCGGATCTTGTGGCAATCCTTCTCTTCGATTTCATCGTTACGCTGTACGATGATCCCACCGTCTACAGACTCGACACCATTTTCCAGGTAATCGATGCCGAAGTGGTTGAGCCATTTGCTCACCTTTGTCGTATCGAACCGACGACCGTCGAAATCGATACGAGTTAGTGAGCATCCGTCACCGACTTCATCGCTGCGTTTGCGACTCATCATCGGGTTCAGAAGACTGGCATCAACCTCGGCGACGATGCCGTTGTTGAGTTGAATGGGGATGGTGTCTTCCACGTCTCCCGCTTCCCGGCGATGCAGAATAATACGACCATCATCGTTCTGTACGATCTCATAATCATCACTGAGACCGAAATGCTCGATGACATCCATCGCATCATCTTTGGTCGCGCCGGAGGGCAAGATAAGGTTGAGCAACCCGGCATCCCGACGTTTGGTTCGCGCTAGGTCGTGAGACCCGAGTGCTACCTTACGGGGAGACGTGAGTTGGGCCTTTCGTGGAGGATTCATCCCGGCCCTGCGCCGCATCTTTGCGGGCATTCTGTCGAGATCGATCATTTCGTTTTCCTCCGTTTCATCACTGCGGACAACTTTGAAGCCTGACCGGTTCGCTGGCTTCCTCGTTAACGTTAAATTGAACGGCTCTGCGAGCCGCGCAAGGTTCACCCTTCGACGTTTCATTTCCTGTTCTCTAGCCACGCTACATTCCTCCTACACCCGACACAAAATTGTAAATGTGCTGGTGCTTTTGAGACATTTCCGTAAACGTGTGGCTAGAGATCGAATGCGTATGACCGTCGATATCCGATGGAGTTGTGCCGCCCGTCAGTACGCGACCGTCATCATCGAGCAGCACGAAAAATCCGTGCGTATGCCCGTCAGCACGATCAACTGCGGTCTGGCCGAATCTTGTGGTTTCGATAGGCACATTCACGTCTAGCTCAAAGAACTTGACCATGGCCTCATACGAAAATCCATTGATATCGCCGCGTAGCACGGCATTCCAAACTTCGTCTTCCATGATATGCATTCCCACCACCCAACTACCGGGAACGAAATCTGGATCGCCATCTCTGGCGATGAAGCTCTCAACCACTGCAACTTGTGTGTCGCTGACATCCTCATTGTCGTGCTCTACGTTGATGCCGAATCCATTCATCATAAAACCGTAGGCGAATTCCCTTACCGAGAGTTTGGTGTGTAGATCACCAAACACATTCGGCTGGTCGGGTATCAATACCTCCCCGTAAACCAACCGTTCGTGGCCTTCGTCATCCCTTTGAAAAACACGTAAACTCATTTTGCACTCAATTGCAAACTACTGAGAGCTTGCGCCCTGGCTGTTCAGCAGAACCGATCCGTATTTACCGTTACCGGAAAGATCGTCTTGATAGTTCAGAGGCGATCCCCACCACGCACTACCGTCAACGGTGTGCCAGCAAACTAACCTCGGATCGATGGTGTCTACCGTGAATGAACTGTTGAACCCTCTGCGATGCGTTTTCGATCCATCCCACAGCCACTTACCAGGACCGCTTATAGTGAAATTTATAGTTGCTGCGGCTTGGCCGCCTGGACGTATGGTGGCTGATTCTTTCCATGACGAGAGATCGGCTAAGTCATCATTGAAGTACAGGAAATTTCCGGTGTTCTGGAACATACCGAAAAGATTGCCATTGCCGTCAACGAACATGGCATCGCGATCATCCATGCGCAACCATGGTGCCGCCGCATGCGTTAGCACTGAACTGAGAGCAGCAACGCCATCGGCGCTTACCTCGATACCACCAGTCGTTGTATCGACATCCCAAACGACCAATCCGTACACCGGATGGATGAGAAAATCCATCTCGACAGCGGCGTTGTCATGGAATGAAACCCAATTGTCGCCATTATCGGTGGACTTCCATAGCTCGTTTTGCGCACCAGTATCTAGGCGTAGGTGCCACCACGCATTGAGGCCGTACGCGAAGTGGGGTACTCCTCTTGTGGGATCCCATCCAGTGCCTCCAGCAATGCCCGTGGTGCGCGCCCAACTGTCGCCACCATCGGTGCTACGGAATTGTCCATCCGCACCGGCAAGTTCATCGACCAGGATGATGTAGGTATCTACGCCATCCCAAGATGGCAGGATATAAGTCTCGCCGTTCAACGGCACAAAGTTGGCGAGTTCAATCCATGTGAGGCCGCCGTCATTACTGACTTTGACGATTACGTTGCCGCCACCAATCCAATCGTCTTGCGCGATGGACAGTCGATGTGTCGCGTCGTAGACACGATCAAAGAGCAGTACGCCCGGTACGTTAAGCGGCGGCAGAGGCAACATGGGGCAAACTCCTATACAGAGGGATCTTGCGATCTACCTTCTGAGTCGGGCACTTGTTCGGGAAGTGACCTGGGATCTTGTGTCCGCAGTTCACGCACTCATCCACCACGGGGCCGTGACAATGGACCAATCTGTGCGAGTCGCGGGAGATGACTGAATGGCCGCACTCTGGGCAGTACGTAGTTTGCATCGACGTAACGTTCACATTGCCAAGGTAAACGTACTTTAGGCCGACGTTCCTCGCTTCGTTGTACGCTAATGCAAGTACCGACATGTCCGTCACTTCGATACCAGTTAGTCGATGCGCTGGTCTCGCTGCTGCAAAACGGAGCGGTACTTGTTCCCCCAAATTCTCCAGGTGCCATTCGCAGTACCTCTTGATTTCTTCGGAACCCCAGTTGTGGTCAGTGACCATGGTGATGGTGACTTCCAACCACACACCGTGCTCGATGACTTCACGCATGAAATCAAACGCGATGTGCGAATGTCGCTCCGGTGCGCGCGTGATCTCTTTGAAGATGTCCGGATACAAACCCTTGGGGCTGCACTCGACAGCATCAACATGCTCCAACAAAAAATTCGATGTTAGATGGGTCATGTAACCGGCCGTGGCAATGGTAGTCTTGATGCCCATCGGTGCACACATATTCGCTACGTCTACGACGTATTCCGGCATGATGGCTGGATCGTTGAACGTGAAGAGAACGCCATCGCAGCCATTCGCTTTCGCAAACGATGGCACGGCAACAGGCAGCAGTGTGCGCAGTTGCCCCGAAAGCTCATCTCGCGATTGCGAAAAACGCGAGTTATGGCACATCATGCAGCCGAGATTGCAACCGAGACTACCGAGCATCAACACGGTACTGCCCGGTGCGAAATGTTCGAAGTGAATTTCGACTGGACCTTTGTAGACAGGGAACACTTGTGCGTAGAGATCGTGCACGACTTTGCCGTTCTGGTTCGAACGTACGCGACAGCGTCCGACTTGACCTTCATCAAGTTCGCAGTAGTACGGACAAATTGTGCAAGTCGTTTTCACGATTAGGTGCCGCCAACCACGATGATGTCGCCTACAGCTTGGACAGCCCCGGCAATCGGACTACCCACGCTATCGGGAGAGACCAATGTCGATTTGAATGACTGCCCGCCATCTAAACTAAACAAGACAGTCACATCACCGGAACTCGCTTCCAAATCTCTATAGTAGATTCGGCCGCCAGTCGAACCGGCACCCCCACCTAGTAACCAATCATCGACACTGGCTGTCCCGTTACCGAGATAGATGTCGCCGTTGTTCGAATCGATGTAGTGCGCACCGATACTCGGCGGCGCTTCTGTTGGCGGGCCTGCCTGTTCTACAACATGTTGTGCCATTACTTTGCCCTCGATGGCCTTTGTCGAGTCTGTTCTTTTGCGACACCGCCCGTGCTACCGGGATCGATATCTCCCTCGACTTCTTTGGTGTCTTTATCCTTCAATTCTTGTTCTTCGTTACTGGAACTGGCAGGACGGCCCGTAGGCGGCATCGTATCGCTGCGCCCGAGACCCTTGAGCGTCATGGAGATTGGTTGGTCCATGAATAACTCATGGCCCTCCGCGCCTTCCTCTGGGTACTCTGGGATGGAAAGCTCCATCGCTTCGTTGATAGCGAGTTGCGCGTTGCGTGGCGTAAGTGCCCCCATCACGTTTGCAGCCGTCAAGGTTTTGATCACCTGTTCCGGCGCAGTGATCTGCGGTCCCTTGGATTCCAATTTGACAGTCTGGAGATTGAGGCCGGTCACTGCGTTGACAAATCTCTTGTTTAGAGTTTCGTCATGGCGACGACGTTCCGGTAAGAACACTTGCTGCTCAGCGATGAAGGCACTCACATTGGCTGTCGCAAACGTAATGTCCTGTGCTTTACCGATTAGTACTGGAGGGAGACGGAACGCCGATTGGATTTTTGCTTGGTTGGCCTCATCGTACTCTGAGAACAG